CCGTATAACAGTGTATAACAATTGTATGATGGGCATTTGTATCACCCAACATTATTTATTATACTCCATATCATTCATAATGTCAAGCATTGTCTGCTTAACTTTCTCATAATCAAATTTGATGAATGGAGTATATTTTACAACCCTCAATCGGATATCTTCCCATATCGGGTCATATTCAAGTTTAGAGTCCCAATAAATGATCGCCTTTGTCATTTTAATAAAGATACAAAGAGACTCCAAACTGATCTGGTTACCAAGATATAATCGAAGGGCGGCTGGATGTTGCTGCCCTCCTGGTTCTTCTAATATTTTTTTGAAATCGGTTTTAAAATTATATGTAAGAGACTGATTTCTCTTTTTCCAATTTTGATATGTTAATTGAGCGGATTCTGAATACGCTAGATCACGAATCCAGAGTTTAGGATTATTACTAAGATTAGCAATAAGAAACTCGTGATAATTCTCAATCTTTGAAAGTTTCTCAAAGAAAATCTTGTCTTTTCGCTTCTCAAAGGAAGCATGTTTTATTCCTGTCTTTCCGTTATATTTGATGTAGTCATAATCAGCTTTGGTGAAATGATTTTTAAGGGCTATGTACTCTTTATATGCTTCGAACGCTGACATAATTCTTCAGGCTCTCCATACTGTAAATATGTTAGAAATTTGAAGTATAGACCCTTTTCACGACCATACGCTTCAATTTCCCAGGGGCACTCCCAGTAATCCATTTCTTCATGCAAGTATCTTTCGCCCTGCCACTTTACCATTCTAACCGGACGCCAGATATCTTTCATTTCACCTCTCGCATATTGCTTAAGATGAACCATTTCATGAGCAAGAGCAAGCAAAGTTTCTTTTTTGCTCAAAGCATGGTCAATACCTATTAAAAACTCTCTGCAACTGTTATTGTCGTCTGTCCAATCGCAGTATGCATAATCTCCGTCATTTTTATTGAAGTGTTCAAACTGAACAGTCAAACGGATATTATTAAATAGCTTTCCACCCCCGATTAGATATTTACCATAAAAATAAGCTGCCTTTTTAACTATCCCCAAGGATACATGCGATGGTCGACCGATTGTTTTTATACGCATAGACGCCTCCAACAATGGTTGAACCTAATATTTATATGGGCAATCTTGCTCCTCGTTTAAGCACATTAAGATTTTCGGCTTCTAGTTGAATTTTAGATCTCATAACTGGATCTTTTTTTATCCAATAAGCAGCAGTCTCTATTTCTAGATTATTTTTTTCGCACCAAAAGACAACAGCATCAATATATTCGATATTCTTATCTCGACACAGTTTTTCTACTTCTTCAACGAAGACTGAATTCTTAAGCATTGCTTTTCTTCTTCTTTCAATTCTGTAATTCTCTGTTCAAAGTAATTTATGACTCTAAAAAACTCCTGTCTATCCTCAAAGGCTAACACATTATTCAGTTCATATTCAAATGCATGTTTCAGATTATAAATCTGCGAAAGCGAAGAAGGACGAGAGTTTTTCAAGCCACATTCCTTTTAGATATATCCTAGAATAATTCCTAGAGGAGTTACAAAAATACCAGCAATACGAACAATCATCTTAGCTGTCAGAGGAGAATCAAACGAATTCCAAAGGATAAGGATATTCGAAATCCAACCATATAGTGCAAAACCAAAGATCAACAGACATGTCACATAATAGACAATTCCAGGTTCGTCTCTATAAGCCATAATATAATCTCCGATTTTAGTGGTTGTGATTCTGCTTCTTCCAGATGTAAGAAGTTAGGTGTAGCAACTTTTGGTGGACAACATTGACGAAAGAACTATTCCAAAACCAGTGATTGTGTCTTGACATTTTAGTTCTCCTAAGAAATGGCGACTCCGGAACGATTCGAACGTTCGACCCACAGATTAGAAGTCTGTTGCTCTATCCTGCTGAGCTACGGAGCCATTATTAGTATTATACTATGGTACAATCAGAAAAGGCAAGTCTTTTCTGTTTCGAGGTAAGACTTGCAGAACCCAATGAACTTACGCTGCTAGAGCGAAGTCAAATGGTGCGTAGTTATCGTTAGCACCTATATTTGCCTTTGGTCTCCTTGAACCTTTACTACGCTAATCGAGCCTAGTTCGCCCCCATCAAAGATACACTAGTCTAGTCGGCAAGCTGAAGCAATGATCTTCTTATGTTTTAGAACTCACTTGGTGCTAGAACTTTTCTAAAAGATTGTCTTTCCTAATGTATCTATGGTGGAGGCGGTGGGAATCGCACCCACGTCTTAGACGTCTATTATATTCCTCTCAACGACCTCGGCAATTCTATTTATCGTCTCCATCAAAGTAACACTTAGTTCCTCTTGATCGGTCTGGAACCAACCCGAGATTGATCAGTATTCTCTGTATAAGTGTTACTATGATGAAGACGATTCCAATTCTACTTATAATGGGGCGAAGGTTTTATTGTGGCCGTCGATTGATAATGTGACTGCTCCAACGTAGCCACATTCTTTAGTTCCTGGAATGGAAAACTCACCGCTACCATGCCAGTGAAATGTAGGAGCGTTACAATCGCCGCCATTGATAGAAACCAACGAAACATCCATCACCTTCTTTGCTTTACAGTGGATGATATGACTATCGCTAGTCTTCTTATCGCATGATATATCATCCGCTGCCATTGCTGTTCCACTCAATAATGAACTAATTATCAAGAGTATTTTCAAACTCTTCAATTTGAGGATGCGGTGGTTCACTGGCACGGTCTATTACTACTATCCCGTACAGAGCACTTGACGACTGTTCCGAGCGCTGAACAACCAACCAAACTAAGAAAGGATAACCCCGCTAGAATTACTAGTAGATACTTCTTCATTTTTATTCTCCGGATTGAATTCATGCTTGTCAGTTTCGTGAATGGCCACAGAAAACCATTCTGTAGAACCCTGACGTTGATATTGAAGATCCTGCATAGGAACCATTACCATCTGTTTGGTTTCTGGATGAACCATCATCTTAGGGAACATCACCATGCGAATATCTGTAATCGGGTCTTTATTCTGTTTACCTGTAACGCTGAAAGTTACACCACCATCTGGCCCAAGAATGCTCATGTCTTTTGACCTCTCACTTTTTCCAGAAGCTGGTAAAGATATTCAATAGCAGATTCGTTGAATGTTACGTTTTTTAGAATTGTTGTAACGCAATACTGCTTAGCAGCAAAAGCATTACCATCAGTCGCCTTATCATATTCTACAACGTAGATATATCTTTCTTTAGACATCATGATCTCAGAAACTCGGTTATCATCCTTGAAACCATTATAAATGGTAGAAAGATTCTTATCGTCGATCATTTTCATGAAAACTTTATTTTCATAGCACTTCAATTCTGACTCTGCTGCTAGAGCAGAGCCAGATAACATTGAAGCAACCATCACGCTATACATGATATTTTTCATAATTACTTCCTTGCGGTTACTTCCTGAACCTTCTGTGCAACCTTCTGATTGTCAGTCTTACCAAAATTGGTAGGACGCTTTGGAGGCAGAGGAGTTTCTTCTACATACTTTGAAACTGGAGGCGCAATAACGTCGCCAGCAAATGCACTACCACCCATAAGCATGGCAGCAACGGTTGATAAGATAATCTTGTTCATCTTATTTTCCTTTACTTTTGAAGGATGCGATATTCTGTAACAAAGCAATATCGAATCCAGTTAAACTGGAGAAAGAATCAATTACTTCTTCAATCTTTTCTCCTCCCCACACAGCATCAGGATTTTCCTTCTGATACCATAGCAGGAATCTTGCTACAACAATCAAGTCATAGACTTTGTCTTCGTTAAGATCGCTCATTATATAATCCTCAACAGGATAGTGTTTTCGTTGATGCGATACGCAAGAGGCTTTTCCGTCTTGAAATCGTCAAGGACTTTTCGGAGAACAAGTTTTCCACCCTCAAGTATGCGCTTGACCACTTCGTTCGGGTCTTTACGCCCCAAAGATCTCGTAATAGAATTAACTTCGTCAAAGTTTGTAATGCTAGTTCCCTTAATTTGTAACCCGCCACGATCGATCGCACGCAATACCGTGACAGTTTTGTATTTCGAATTAAACGTCCACAATTCCTGCGCACCAATAATTTTCTCTGGACTAACCGAAGCAAGTTTGTAAGTTGCATCTTCCTTTTGGAACTTGAGATTCTTGACTTTCTTTTCGACCGAGATCGTTCTTGGCTTACGAGCTTTCTTAACTTTTTTCGTGTTCGAACAATATCTCTCTGCATCTTCGATGAGAGTATTGTAGAATGTGACGAGATTTTTGATCTCGGTTTTCTTGAGATGACGATAACCTTCTTTGAGTTGTTCACATTTACCCTCATATGCTTGCAGCAATTCGTCTAAGACTGGGGTAAATTTGGAGATGATAGAAGTAGCATAGGCGGCAGGAATGTTATTAGACTGCAGCCACTCATAAAGAGAAAATTCTACATTATTGTAGATGTAGTCGTCTATCATTCCCTCAATTTCACCGAGAATATCGTGTGTACGCTCGCGCATGCGATCTTGAATAGAAACCGTCGGCTTACTACTTTCTTCCTTGGGTTCCTGAATGTATTTATATGTTTCTTTGATGCGTTGATTGATATATTCAGCGGTATCAGTAGGAAGTTTATATCCTTTAGACAACATACGACAAATCCATGCCACAGTTGTCGGCACAAGATTGTCAGGAACAGACTTGAACTGTTTAGCCTCGAGCACACGGCCAAGATTTTTAAGATATTCTACAATATATTCTTTGGCCTCTGTATTGGTGCACATATAGTTATACCAATTCAGAGCGTAGATGTAATCTACCTTTGTAAGAGGCTTCGTGAAAATTGGCTCGTCGCCCAGATGCTTCTTATTAATGATATACTGCTCCGAACGAGTCGTGCGAGTAATCTTCGGTTTACGTTTAATAAGAGCAGCGCGACGAGCCATGTTATCCTCCAAGTTATATAGAATTATAACTTAGTTTTTATTAAAAGTCAAGCGGCTTCGGCCATCTCAACAGCGAGTTCAAGAGCCTTTGTCTTTAGACCCTTGTTGTAACCATACCAAGCAGACTGGAGACGAGTGTCAGCTGAACGACCGAGAACATGATCGGTCATAAAAGTAACAGCATTAAACGGCTGCCACCAGCTTCCCTGAGCATACTCGCTACCAGGCTGCGTATCAAGAATACCAAGAGCAATATTGGCATTCTTCGAACGCTTACCTTCTGCCTTATCTTCGGTAGTCGCACCAGCAAGCGGAAAGATACGCTCAAAGTATTCGACAATTGACTCGGTCTTAGCCTTCTTAGACCCAAGAAACTGAGCCATCTCCTTATACTTCTGCAGCTTATCGGTAGCAATACCAAGCATATCCTTTACGTTAGCAGGATTAAACTGCTTACGGTGAGAAATCTTAGCCATCCGTTCTACCGACGAGCTGAGAGACAAGGTAAGAGTATTATTACAAACTACACGGATCGGAGTGAACCGAACGTCTGTAGAAAACCCATA